AACAAGCAATCTGAATGGTGGAAAATCTAAAGTTTCTAGTTCTAAAGACTCTTTCAACCCGAGAGAGTATGCTAACAAAAACAGAATAGTAAATTTTTAAAGGAGATTTAATATATGGCAACTGAACAATTCAACCCAGACAATGTAATGTTATATGAGCAAAAAGATGGCTCTATACCACAAGATTTTAACGAATTAATACTAACTAACGTTATGGATAATTCCCAAGTTATGAAGCTTGGTAAATACGAACAAATGGACGGACAAGAAAAAGACTTTAGATTTTTAACTAAAGGTGTTGGAGCTTATTGGGTAGATGAAGGTAAGAAAATTCAAACTTCTAAACCTGAATGGGCAACAGCTAAGTTAAGAGCTAAGAAATTGGGTGTTATCCTTGTTGCTTCAAGAGAGTTCTTAAACTACTCTGTATCACGTTTCTTTGAAGAAATGTATCCACAAGTGGCTGAAGCATTTTACAAAAAATTTGATAATGCTGTAATCTTAGGTGTAGAAAACCCATTTGCACAATCTTTAAAAGACTCTACCGAAGCTAACAAAATCGAAGATGCTTTAAACTATGACACTATCCTACAACTAGAAGATGTAGTAGCTGATAAAAACTATACTGTAAATGGTTTCGTATCATCTGCTAAAAATAGAAGCACTTTAAGAACAAACGCTAAAAAAGTAGAAAACGGCTTTAATGAAGTATTATATGATAGAACTTCAAACACACTTGATGGTGTTCCAGTAGCTGATTTAAATACAGATGAAATGAAAAAAGGTACTCTATATGCAGGAAACTTTGACTACCTAAGATATGGTATTCCATACCCAATTCACTATTCTATATCTGAAGATGCTCAATTATCTACATTAACAAATGAAGATGGATCTCCAGTAAACCTATTTGAACAAGAATTAATTGCTTGTAGATTTACAATGGATATCGGAGCTATGATCTTATCAGATGACGCATTTGCAAGAATAGAAGCGCCCGCCTCAATTTAGGTGATATAAATGGCTTATAAGGTAATTAAAAATTTTATAGACAAAGAAACTAAAGAACTTTACAAGGTCGGTGAAGAATATAACGGAACTACCGCTCGTAAAAAAGAAATAGAAAAATTAGGCTATATTAAAAATACTACAAGACCTAAGAAAGAGCCGACAAAGAAAAAAGAGTAAGATTTATGAAGGAGAAATATTGTGCTAACAGATGAACGAAAAGAAGATATCAAGACAAAGTTAGGAGCTTTAATTTCTCCTAGTAAAGACGAACAATCAGTTGATGTTATGATTGACCTAGTTACCACTAAGGTATTCAACAAATTAAAAGCTAAAAAACAATCAGTTGAAGAATATCCTAAAGAGTTAGACTATTTAATTGTTGACTTGGTGGTGGCTAGATATAATCGTGTTGGTGCTGAAGGTATGACTGCTGAAGCAATGGGCAATAAAAGCAACTCTTATGTAGAAAACTTTGAAAACAAAGAGATTGAGTCCGCTATTGACGATTACATTAATTCTTTAGATGACGAAATAAGAAGTAGTAATCAATATGGAGATTTCTTGTTCCTATGAGATATGATAGAAAGATACAGATTATAGAAACCACTAATATATGGGATCGTGATACTGGTGATTATAAAGACGTAAACAATGTAATATTTGAAGGGCTTTGTAGTATTGGGGAAGAAGATGATGCAACAGTAAATTTACTCTTAGGTAGCTTAAAAAAGAAGGTGTTTGGTGTTGTGATTAGAAACAATATCAACTTAGATGAATATAGAGATAAAGAACTCTTTTGTATAATAGATGACGATAAAGATAAAAAATACACTCTTACAAGATTTCATTATGCAAGAAGGGAAACTTATCTCGATATAATGGAGCTGTAATATGGGTTTTGTAGATTATAAAATAGATACAACTAAAGTTGTAGCGGAAATAACTGTAAAATCAAAAAAAGCATATGAGGATATAAAAACTGCTACCGCATTGGCAGGCAAAAATACTGAAGCAAGTGCTAAAGGCTTTGCCCCTGTTGATACAGGTAGATTGCAATTCTCAATCACATACAATTTTTGGTATAACAGTAAAGAAATACACGCCGCTGTTACTTCCCCAGTTCTATCTCCTGAAGGCGCTCCATATGGATATTTCCAAGAATTTGGAACAAGATATATCGCAGGTACACCACACTTAAGACCCGCATTTAATGCTAACTATCTTAAATGGTTGTCAGATTTAGAAAGGGTGTAAAATGCTACCACAAAATAATTTATTCATTGAAGTTAAAAGTAGATGCTTAGACTTATTTAATGATAAAACTGTTTATGATTATCTACCAAAGACAGATGTAGGTTATCCTCTTATATTTATTGGGGAGTCTTATCAAATCGATACGAGAACTAAAAGTTATATCTATGGTCAAATCAAACAAACAGTTCACATATACAATGATTACAAACGTAGAGGGCAAACCTCTAAAATTGCCGAAAAAATAATATCTAATCTAAGAACATTAGAGGGCAAGACATACAAGTTTGATTTGATTGACACCAATATATTAACTATGGAAGATAACACAGCTGAAAGACCACTAATACACCAAGTAGTTGAATTAACGTTCAGCTATAATTAAATAAAGGGGGAAATATGGAACAACAACAAGAAGTAGTAGCCTTGAAAGGTATTAAACAAATACTTGTAGTAAGACTGCTAGAAAAACAAGGTGAAGTTGATGGACAAAAACTACTATACCAAGTTGAACATAGTACAGATTTATCAACAGATAGTGACTCAGTAATAACAAAAGATGGTCCTATCAATACCGAAGGTACTGTTGAAGAAGAAATTTCAATCACTTCAATAGCAGCGTTAGGAGATCCGACTATAGAAGAATTAGAAGACGCTTTTAGAAATAGAAAAGTAGTTGAATTGTGGGAAATTAACACCCAATCTGAAGTTGGAGAAAATAAGTTTGATGGTTTATATAGACAAGGAAAATTAACAGGCTTTAGTAAGAGTGCAACTGCCGAAGATTTTGTAGAGTTAGAAATAACATATAAAACAGATTTAACACCGCAAAAAGGGGAATGTACACTATCCGAAGAACAAGCTCAAGTAGTTCAATATAAATTCATAGATACAGTAAACGCTGGTTCAGGCACACAAGTTTAATGACAAACAGGGGGATATTGTATTATCTCCCTTTTTTAATATATAATATAAATATATAAATTATAAATAAAGGGGTTATAAATGATAGTAAATATAAAAAATAATAGTTTCGAATTAAAATGGGGTTTACAAGCGATTAACGAATTAGATAAACAATTCCAATTTAATTTAGACTATGGAGAATTGCAAAGTAAGTTTGGGGCAGGTTTAACATTTGGAATACAAGTCTTAAACACAGATAATGTAATGGTTATCGCAAAATTTATTAAAGCAGGACTAAAGCATATTAAAGGTAGACAATTCACAGATGACGACATAGAAGCATACCTAATTGATAGGGTTGAACAAGATGGTGATTTGTCTACATTGGTTAGGGAGTTACAAGAAGATTTAAAGTCAGCACCACTTACCAGAAACGCAATGAAAGATGTAGAAGTGGAAGTGGCAAAAGAGAACAAGAACAACAAGACACCGAAGAAAAAGTAACAACATACTTTGATATGCTTGTAAGTGTATTAAGATATTATCCTACTTACGACATTGAAGATGTTAAAAATTTGACCTTAGCTGACTATGAAGTATTAATGTCCGCAACAAGGTTAAAAGGTGTAGATGATATGTTTAATATCCACTTACAAGCTTGGAAAAACCAAGAAGTACAAGCTACTAAAAAAGTTGGTAGAAATACAAAACCTTATTACACAGACTTCCAATCATTCTTTGATTACAAAAAATACGAAGAAGAACAAATAAATATTATTAAAGATAAAGACGCAACGCAAGAACTTATCAAGAAGAAAAAGGTTGATACAAATCTTTTAGGAATGATAACGAATGCTAACAAAAACAAGAAAGGGGGTTGAGAGTAATTTGGATATAAGTAGTAAAGCTGTAGTTGAATTTGTCGCAAAGACAGATCAATTTGAAAAGGGTGTAAGCAATGTAAAAAAAAGCCTAGAAGATGTAAACCAATCAGTAGGTAAAATGACCGCATTAAGTCAAACATTCTCTAGTACTGGTAAAAGTATGACAAAAAATGTTACCGCTCCAATTGCGGGACTTGGTGTTATAGCGGGTAAAGAATTTTCCGACTATGAACACGCTCTAAACGGTATTGGTAAAACAATGGGTGTTAGAGGTAAAGACCTAGAAGAAATAGGTGATAAGTTTGATGCTCTATCTAAAAAAGTACCTGTAGCGACAAAAGATTTAATGGAAATTGGTGAAATAGGCGCTCAATTAGGTATATCTAGTAGAGATATTGTTGGGTTTACTAATACCATTGCTGATATGTCTTTAGCCACTAGAATTGGTACTGAAGAAGCTGCAACAGGTATGGCTCAATTCTTAGCCGCAGCAGGTAAAACCTCAACTACAACTAAAGATTATAATGATGTTTTATCAAGAACGGGATCTACAATAGTTGATTTAGGTAATAATTTTGGTACTACCGAAGATGTTATCTTAAATACAGGTAAAAGACTTATAGGTACTGCAAATTCTGTTGGTATAGCTGAAGATGAAACACTAGGTCTATCAGCGGCTATGGGCGCTTTAGGTATCACTTCCGAACAAGGTGGTACTGCTATGTCAAGAGTAATGAGAAGGGTTGAAAACTCTGTTGATAGTGGTGGTAAGAAACTAGAAACCTTTGCTAAAGTTTCAGGAATGACTTCTGAAGAATTTTCTCAAACTTGGAAAGAAGACCCTATGAAAGCTCTACAAGCGTTCATAAACGGACTTGGGGAAGCTCAAGACAATGGAGAAAACTTTGGTGCTATATTAAAAGATGTAGGGATAAACGGTACTAGAGAAATAGATACTTTAGCAAGACTTGCAGGTGGTAGCGATATATTAAATGATGCTTTAGAGCGAAGTGGTGACGCTTGGGAAGAAAACACCGCTTTGTCAAAAGAGGCGGCTGTTAGATATGGTGAAGTCAAAGGTAAAGCTATTGTATTAAAGAACTCAATAAAACTTGCAGCAAAAAACATTGGAAAATTATTACTTCCTGTTATTGAAAAAACCATAGATAAAATTCAAGAATGGGTAGACAAGTTTGATGATCTAAGCGACAAAACAAAAAAAGTGATTTTAGTTATAGCGGGAATAGCCGCCGCAATAGGTCCAGTCCTACTTATAATAGGAAAAGTTGTAGCTGTTGTGAAAACTGTTTATGGAATATATAAAAAAGTTAAAAAGTTTTTAACGTTAGTAAAGCTCGCAGGAGCTATATTGGGAATACCTGTAGGAACTATAATGTTGGTTATAGGAGCTTTAGTCGCAGCAGGTATTGCATTATATGTTTATAGAGATAAAGTTAAAGAGGTGGCAGAAAAAGTCAAACAATTCTTTATAGATATGAAGGATAAAATGGCTGAAACACTAGAAAAAGTAAAAACCTCTATTGCTGATTGGGTAGAGAGTATGAAAGAAAAATTTGCTCAAATAGGAGAAAAAGCTAGTGAAAATATAGAAACTATTAAAACTACATTAGTTGAAGGTTGGCAATCTATTGTTGATGGCATAAAAGGTGTTTGGGAAGGCTTCAAAACCTTTATGAGCGAATTTTGGACAGCTTTAACCGAAGGTATAACTAACACTTGGAATAACCTTAAAGAAACTGCAACAACAACTTGGAATAACATTAAAGAAGCTATTTCAACAAAAATGACAGAAATTTCTACAAAAACAACAGAAATATTTACGTTAATTAAGGAAACTATATCAAATAAACTTTCAGAAATGAAAGAGAATATTAAAACAAATTGGGAAGCTATAAAGACTAATGTTTCAGACACAGTAACAAGCATAAAAGATGATGTTCAAGAAAAGTGGGATAATATGAAAACCGCTGTTAGTGATAAGATGACTGAAATAAAAGATGATGTAAAAAGCAAGTGGGAAAAAATGAAGTCTGATATTAGCTCTAAAATGAACGATATTAAATCAGATACTTCTAACAAGTGGAACAACATTAAATCAGATGTTTCTACAAAGCTAAGCAATATTAAGAGTGATGCTTCTAGTAAATGGAACTCAATCAAATCAGATATTTCTTCAAAATTAAGCAATATTAAAAGTGACGTTTCTAGCAAGTGGAACACAATTAAAAACACAATTAGCACAAAAGTAGGCAATATTAAATCAACAGTTAGTACAGGTTTTTCTAACGTACTAAGCACAATAAAATCAAAAGTTGGGCAAATACCATCTAATGTAAGTAAAGCATTTAGTGACGCTATATCAAGGGCTAGATCGTTTATATCAAGTGCTGTTAGTGCAG